ATGGCAACGGTTAAATTCTACCTTGATAAAAGAAGGCAAAAAAAAGATGGCACTTATCCGATAAAGTTGAATGTATTCCACAACAAACAAATAATGATAGCTACGCAGCTAAGTGCATCGGAAAAAGAATGGAATGGGAATGAATATTCTGTGCGTGCACAAAATTACAAGCCGAGGAATATAGTTGCCCGTGGAATAATAAACAAGGCGGAAACAGTAATATTTACTTTAGAGCAACAAGAAAAGTTGAAATCAACTACAGACAAAGCTTTGAAGAAGTTGATAGAGGACGCTATAAGTAGCAAGGTTGAAAATCAAAAGACGTTTCTCTATTATCTTGATGAATTCGTTTCCAAGAAAACCAATCAGGGAACTAAGTCTATATATACAACCACAAGAAACAAGATTGAGGAATACGATAGTCATTGTACTTTTGAGAGCATGGATAAGTCATGGCTGGAAAACTTTGAAGCGTGGATGGCAAAGACGATGAAGGTTAATGCCTACGCTATTCATTTACGGAACATACGTAGTGTATTCAACTACGCCATTGATGAGGAGTACACAACATTGTATCCATTCAGAAGGTTTTCAATAAAGAAAGAGGAAACCCGAAAACGCAGCCTTACAGCAGAACAACTTAGGTTATTGAGAGATTATCCATGTGAGGAATACCAGATTAGATATAGGGATATGTTCATGCTCATGTTCTATCTCATAGGAGTAAATGCAGCCGATTTGTTTAACGCAAAACATTCTGCATTGGTAAATGGTCGTTTTGAATATAAAAGAGCTAAGACGGGGAAATTATACAGTATTAAAGTAGAACCGGAAGCGCAGGCTATAATTGAGAAATACAAAGGGAAGGATTATCTTCTTAATATAATGGATGACTACGGAAATTACAAGGATTTCCTACATCGTATGGGAATAGGGTTAAAACAGATTGGAGAGACAGAAAGGAAGGGATTGGGAGGGAAAAAGAGTAGAAATCCTTTATTCCCTGATTTGTCTTCATATTGGGCAAGACACACATGGGCCACGGTAGCGGCAGAGCTCGATGTCCCCAAAGAGGTAATCGCCCACGCGCTTGGGCATAGTTGGGCGAACAGCACAACGACTGACATCTATATCCATTTTGACATGCGAAAAGTAGATAAAGCTAATCGGAAAGTTATCGATTATGTAAATGTTTTTAAGAAGTAATAAGGAAGTGGGGAGATAAATATTTTCGATAATTATACCAGTTATTTCGGATAGATAGGTATGATATTCCAAATAATTACATATCTTTGCGAAAGCATGTCAAGTGGCATGCTTCCCATACTGACGAAAAGACATGAAAAAACTTACAATCAAACAAGAGAATTTTTGCAACTACTACATCGAAAGCGGCAATGCTTCCGATGCTTATCGTCGTGCCTATTCGTGCGAGAAGATGAGAGACAAACAAGTGTGGGAAGAATCTTGCAAATTGTTGTCTAACCCAAATGTAGCCCAAAGGGTTAAAGAGTTGCAGGAAGAACAAAAAAACAAATCAGACATAACTAAAGAACGCATTCTACAAGAATTGTCCAGTATAGCTTTCTCATCCATTGCCAGCATGCACAATACATGGATAGAGCGTAAAGAATTTGATGAACTCTCTGACAAAGAGAAATCGGCAATAAAAAGCATATCCACCAAAATATTGAAAAAAAATATCGGAACAAGTGATGCTCCGGAAATTGTAGATGTTGAATATGTGAAGATAGAACTTTATGATAAGATAAAGGCTATTGAGCGTATATGTAAAATGCTTGGGTTTGATGAGCCTACCGAAATAGAGATGAATACCAGCAAACCCATAAGTGTCGAGGATGCAAAGAAACTGATAGAAAGGCTATGATGGACGGTGTACGGTATCTACAAGCATTTTGTATGTCGGGCGTTCTCAATTACACAAAATTTTTCTTTAAAAGTAAAACAGGGCGCAAATTTGTGGTGAGCAGACACCATGAACGCATATGTAATGCGTTGGATGATGTTATTTCCGGAAAAATTCAAAAACTGATAATCAATATTGCACCACGATATGGAAAGACCGAATTAGCCGTAAAGAACTTTATATCATACGGATTGGCACTCAACCCTTCCTCAAAGTTTGTCCATCTCTCATATTCTGACGATTTGGCTCACGATAATTCAGAAGGGATTAGAGACATAGTTAAATCAGAAGAGTATCAACAGTTGTTCCCGTATGTCCAGATAAAGAGAGGAACAGACAGCAAAAAGAAGTGGAGTACCACAGCTGGCGGTGGTGTATATGCGGTGTCAACAGGTGGACAGATAACGGGATTTGGCGCTGGAGAGGTGGACGATATAGATGATAAAGAAACAGAAAAAGAAATAGATAGCATATTAAAGGGGGCAAGGTTTTCCGGCGCCATTGTCATAGACGACCCTATTAAGCCGGAGGACGCTTTGTCTGACGTGAAAAGGGAAAAGGTTAACCAACGCTTTGAAACTACTATCCGTAACCGAGTGAACAGCCGAAACACCCCGATTGTAATAATCATGCAGCGCCTGCATGAGAATGATTTGTGCGGCTATCTTATGAAAACAGAGCCAGGGCAATGGACTGTCCTTTCATTGCCGGTCATAGAAAAAGAAGCGGACGGGAAAGAATTTCCTTTGTGGGAATTTAAACACACATTGGATGAATTGCATAATCTCAATAGAATAAATCCATTCGTCTTTGAAACACAATATATGCAGAACCCTACACCTATAGAAGGTCTCATGTACGGTACATTCAAGACTTATAGGGAAATACCATATACCAACCGTGCCATTCGGAAAAATTATACCGATACCGCAGATACGGGCGGTGACAGATTATGTTCCATAGATTATGTGGATACAGAAATAGGCAACTTTATTTTAAGCATACTATATACGGACGCTCCTATGGAGGTTACGGAACCGCAAGTTGCAGCTTTGCTTGCCAAAGATAGAGTAACCATAGCTAACATTGAAAGCAATAACGGTGGACGTGGTTTTGCCCGAAACGTAGAGCGGCAATCACGGATAATGGGCAATAATGAAACAGAAATAAAATGGTTTCATCAGTCGGGGAATAAGGAAGTTCGAATATTTACCCGCTCCGCTGAGGTTATGAATCTTACATATATGCCGGAAGGTTGGGAAGTGCTCTTTCCTGAATTTTATGCAGAGATAAAATCTTTTAGGAAGTTCGGGAAAAACGCACATGATGATGGGGCAGATGCTCTTACCGGAACCGTAGAAAAACGCGGAGATTTTGAATATGACAGCTATGAGGCTGCGACAGTCGCATTTTCCGGCATTCCAATTGTAGAAATACATCCACTGCTTAATGGGCGTTTTCTGTATGCGAAAGCGTATGTTGTACATGATACAATATATGTGGACGATGCGTATATAGGAGAATTGATTCCCATCAAAGAAATCGCCGCGCTGGTCGCTGGTGCCGATGTAAACATTGAGACTTCGCAGGCGATGCTTCATTATATACGCGATTATAGGGCTGAAATAGGTGATGTGTGGGCAAGGCAAGAAAATACAGGGAAACTTTCTTATATTGAAGCATTTAAGGGGCTAATTCGAGATTTTAAATTCAAGAGAGATAATAAAATGTCCTTATTTATGCGTAATCTAATGGACTATGACGGCAAAGATGTCTATGAAGCAATGTATGTATTGTGTTGTATAGCAGATAGAGTAAAAAGAAAATCAAAAAAATAATCATAAAAATGCTGTTTGTTATTTGGAATTAGTCTAAATAATATATATATTTGCACACGTAGGGTCACTACAAGCGTGTGAAGTTGCACGCAACCGTATTAATGGACTAAAACACTAAATATATGGGAGTGGCCGCATTTATTTGCTGTCACTCCTGCTTTGTATATGGGCATATTTACTAAATTTTGGAAGCCAGAGAATAAAAAGTCTATTCCGATGTATGATAATGTAAATCGGGTAGAAAGAGATGCAGCAGGAAACTACTGGTTTTTGTCCGATTTGTTCGGAAGGCGTTCCAAATGGAAAGTGTATTATGACATGACTAACAATTTGGATAAAGCCGGAGCGCTTGTTTCCTGTACGCCTTTCTTCACTGTAGTTGATAAAATCGGCTCTATGATGTCCCGTGGTATTCCTTATGTGGTAGATAAGGATGGAAATGAAAAAAGGACATTTGCCGATATACGTAATATACTCAACGCTCCCAATCCGCTGCAAACATTCTCTTCATTTATAAAGCAAATTGAAATATGTCTTAAGGTATTCGGCTATTGTCCAATTGTTCTTGTTAGAGCGACAAAAACAAGCACTCCTAAGGCAATGTGGATAATTCCACCTGAGATTTTCCATATGGAAGGAACCGGTAAGGTGTTTCGCCAATACGAACTGAAAAATATTATATCAAGTGTATATATAGACTGTAACGGAACTCGATTAGAGTTGGAGGATTATGAATACCTTGTAATATATGACAGCAATATAGTAATAAATAGCGGTGCGACTGCTGATGTCAAATTTGAGTCCGTTTCAGATAGCCTTTCCCAGCCTATATCAAACTGGGTAGCTTCTATGTCTGCAAGCCATACATTGCTTGTAAATGGTGGTCCTAAAGGCGTGCTCTATAATGATTATACTGACCAGATGGGAAATGTTGCCCTTTCCTCGGAAGATGAAAAGGATATAAAGGACAGATTTAAACGTGATTATGGCTTAGTAAACAAGGAATATCCCATTTTGGTGACACGTTACAAATTAGGATGGCTTCCTCTTGATTTTAATGCTGATGAATTAAAACTTCATGAAGAGGATAAGAGGTGTACAGATAAGATTGCCAATGCAATGGGCATAAATGCCAATCTTTTTACGGATGCCAAATACGACAACCTTGAAAGTGCCGGGAAAAAGGCTTATCAGGACGTAATCATTCCAGATAGCCGAAAGATAGCAGAATGTCTTTCAAAAGCCATATGTCCGGAAGGTGTTTTTATTAAGATTGATTTTACAGATGTTGAATGCCTTCAAACCAATAAGGAGACAGAAGCCAATACATTGGTTAAAGTTGCTGATGCCTTACAGAGATTGATAGATAAGTCTTTGATAACACATGATGAGGCACGTATAGAAGTTGCAAGATACATAGATATTGACCCGGATAATCCAAAAGGAGATTTTGATAGCAATGCAGCAAGCAGTGCATCTGTTGAAAATAACGTCAATAACAGTAAGGAAAATGGAAACAATGACAAATAAATACAAAGATAAGATGGGGATGCAGTATAAATTGTTCTCCATAAACTCAAAGGATGTCCAATACAGCCCCGAAAGCCGGACTATCAGCGGATACGCTGCTGTATTCGGAAACGTGGATAAGGCTCATGATATTCTATTGAAAGGTTGCTTTTCAAAAAGTATCAATGAAAGAGGGCCGCAAAGCCAGGCAAATGACAAAATTATACTCCTTTGGATGCACGACATGTCAGAGCCTTTGGGATTTATTACAGAATTGAAAGAAGATGATAGAGGGCTTTATTTTGAGGCGCGCATAGATGAGATTGAACTTGGAGATAGGGCCATAAAACAACTTGAGTCAGGCACGCTTAATCAATTCTCTATTGGTTATGAGTATGTATGGGAGAATTGCGAATGGGATTACGAAAAAGAAGCCCTGATTGTTAGAGAGGTTAAGCTGTATGAAATATCGGTGGTATCAATTGGCTGTAATGGAGAAACCGAGTATTTGGGGTTGAAGTCAATTGAAGACTACGAAAACGCTTATAAGGATTTAAGCGGTGAAATTTCCTTGTTATGTAAAAATATGAGTACAACCAAGCAACAGCGTTTGCAAAAAATTATAGCCAAAGCAATGTCACTTGCATCTTTTAGGCCGGACGGTGTTATACCTGCTCCACCCAAAGGGATGGAAGCCGGCAGTAATGGCAAAACGGAAGAAAAATCATTATGTAATTTATTAAAACTAAAATCGGTATGAAATTAGGATTTTTAGAACTTATGGACACATCCGGCTTGTCCGAAGAAAACAAGAAGTTTTTTGAATCTTTGGACGAAAAAATGGGAGAAGCCTTTGAAAAACAAGTGAAAGGCTATCTTGCGGATGAAGTGAAATTGGAAGATTTGCGTAAATCCATAAAGGATGCCGCTGATTCCATAAATGACATCAAGGAAAAGGATTTTGCCGGCATTGACAAAAAGACTTTTGAAGAGAAGGTTAATGAATTGGAGAATGCCATTTTACGTGTAAAGGCTTCTACCGAAGTAGGTAAAAACGGGGAGGTAAAGATTAAATCTGTTTATGAGCAGCTACACGAACAGCTCAAGGAGTATATTGCTGCGGACAAGAAGGGCGTTATGTCTCTTGATTTGAAATCGGCTTGTCAGTCGGCTCCCGGCAATAAGTTGGGATTAAATCTTGTGCTGGAAAAGAAAGACGCTGCAACTATTACTTCCGGGTCCCTTGCTCCGCATTACGGACTTGAAGTTGACCCAAATTTATCAGTCAATCCGAGAGCGCAAACCGTCATTAGAAAATATGCAAATGTATCAAGCACAAATAATAGGGCTTTGGTTTATGCGGAATATACAAGCAAGGACGGAGATGCTGCATGGGTTCCTGAAGGTGGGCTAAAGCCTTTGATGGATGCGACATTGACAGAAAAAACAATAACCGCTGCCAAAGTGGCTATTGCTGCTAAATTTACAGAGGAAACGCTGTCGGATTTTCCCAGCTTCGTCAATGAAGTTGAAACGGAAATGGTAAATAAACTTGGAATCAAAGAAGAGCAGGGAATTTTGTCAGGCAATGGCTCTGGTGGAGAAATAAAAGGCGTTGCATCGGATATGCCGGCATTCTCTCTCTCTACTTTCTATGTTGAGAAGCCAAATATGTTTGATGCTCTTGTGGCTGCATATTCGCAAATTGTATCCACCAGCGAAATGGCTTATCGTCCGAACCTTGTACTGATGAACCCATTGGATTACGCGTCCATGCAGTTGGCTAAGGATGCTAACGGTCAATATCTCCGCCCATTCCGATATGGAGATGAATTGATTCAGGGATTGCGTGTAGAAACGACCACAGCAGTAAAACAAGGAGATTTCATCATGGGTGATTTCTCATACTTGAATATTCGTGACTTGTGGGTATTGTCTATTACCTTAGGATGGGAGAATGACGATTTCCGCAAGAATATCGTGACTGTAATCGCAGAGAAGAGGCTGATGTGTTATATCAAGTCGCAATATAAGACCGCATTTGTAAAGGACACATTCTCTACTGTAATAGAAGGTATCACTCAAGAAGCATAAGGAGAATAATTATGGGAAAAGAATATAGAATAAACCTGACTAAGCGTTATAACGTAACATTTGTCAAGGATGGTGTGAAGTATAAAACAGGCGATGAAGTTTCAGTCGGAATGGCTCTTGCGAGCAAGTTTTATGCCGAGGGTAAAATTGAAGCGACAAACGAACTGATTAATGATGCCAGAGCGTTGGGTTGCGAGGAGTTGTTCACTAAACGTAAATCTGCGAAAAAAGATACGGTATGATAATTGACTACGAATCTTTCACCGGGTTGCTGAGTGTCGGGATAAATCCTGACACTGGCGCTCCCTCTATAACAAGAGATGCGGAGTTGGGCAAAATAGAATCATATATTTCCGTATATGAACAGGAATATTTGATTCGTATACTTGGTGAGGATATGTGTAAGGCTTTTACCGATTATCTTAATTCAAAAGAAGATGGCGTTGATGATAAATGGGATAGGCTGCTTGCTATTTTATCAGAAAAATACAGCCCTATTGCTTGCTATATATTTTTCAAGTATATAGCAGACGGTAATTACAGCGTAACAAATGTGGGAACAGTAACTTCTGCCGATGGAGATGCTGTTTCTCCACAAGTTTTGCAAATTAGGGCATGGAATGATATGGTAAATATGAACAAGCGTGTTTATAAACTTTTGCAAGGAAAGGAATATGCTGGTGTATGTTTCAATCCATGTATGTTGCGTAAAATAAACTGTATGGGAATATGAAGCCGGTAAATGATATATTTGCGGACATTGTAAAAAAGGTATCGAAAAGATACGGAAGCAATGTGTCGTTTTTATTCGGAGACTGGGCCTACATAAGTAATCAATTAACTTTATGGGGTAAAAGCCCCAAGACAAGTAAATTGAAGTTTCCTATAATATGTCTTTATTCTCCGTTCACGGAAGATAGAAGTTCTGCCGAGACAGAGGTTAGCCTGGAGTTTATTATTATGGTAAACACTTTGAAAGGGTATTCGAATGAAGACCGGCAAAAGACTTCCTTTGAGCAGGTATTGCGACCTATATACAATCTTTTCTTGGATGAAATCAAGAAAGACATAAACATTGTCCGTAGTTACAATGATGTGGTTCCACATTCCTACATTGAAAACTACAGATATGGCAGGGTTGGAGTTATAGGAGAAGACGGGAAGCCATTCAGTGATTTTATTGATGCTATCGAGATGAAAAATGTAAATTTAACCATTAAAGAAGTAAAATGTTATGGCAACAGATTATAGAAAGTGTCCGGGCGTTGCAACTTTTAATACAGGTAGTTCCGTGTGTGTGCTTGACCCCGGTAAAATAAAAGCTATCATACTGACTATTCACGGTCATAAGATACCTACAGAGAAAACAGCGGAAGCCTTTGAAAAGGCTTGCCATGCAGACCGTCCGGGAAGAATATTCCCTATCAAAACGATTGTGGAATATGCACCTTCCGGTGGAGAGGCTCAAACTTCTGCTACGGGATACGGCCCTACTAAAATCACAAGCTATTCAGCTAAAAATGATGTATGGACTTTGCAGGACTACGATGCCAGCTTGAAAGCAAACATCATGGTGGCAAAGAATGTGGCATTTGATGCTTATTTTGTAGATGAGAACAACGTCATTTACGGAATGAATGACGGTACGGAAGATTTGGCGGGCATTCCACTGTCCGGCGTTTATCCGGGCGGTCAGGACTGGGATTCTTCTGGCACAGAAGCCAACTTGACTATCGCAACCATGTTCAAGGATTACGAGAAATATATCAAGAACGCGGATGTGAGAGCCTATGATTTTGATGTCGTTGATGCATTGAAAGGGTTGGTTTATGTTGATTTGGTATCAACGGAAGACAAAAAATACAAACTTATAGAGCACTTCGGGAAGCTGGATATTACGGAGTATTACGGTGAATTACTGGCAAAGAATGCAGAAAACGCGTTGGACGGGGCGACAAGTGCTTCTTATGCTAACGGGGTCATTACTACCGTTGGCGAGGGCCCCGTTACCCTTGCATCTCCCTCTGTATTGCAAGAAGCCGGAATTACAGGTATTGAGGCTTGGACATGATAGTAGAAGGTGTGACATTCAATGAAGAGAGGGTGAGAAATATGAAGAAGAGGGACTTCATAAACACACATAAGAATGTGTTTTTTCTTGACCGACCGCCCGAAGAAAGGGAGAAAACCCTTTCGTCCATCTACGATGATATAGCATCTTCCGGTGCGGCAAGACAGAAAAAAGATGATTGTATATTATGATGGTGGTATCGTTTAATTAGGGGCGTTCATTCGCCCCTAAATTGTCTTGACTATGGCTAACATTATTGAAGCAGAAGAAAATTTCAGACGGTTTGCTACCGGATTTGAACCGATGATACGGGATATTATGGTAAAAAACAGAGAAGAAGTTTCCCAATATATTGTAGAACAACTATGGTCAGGTATTAACGGAAATGACAAACCATTACGCCCTACTTACCTTAATGACCCGTACTTCAATACCAAAGAAGCAGGGTATTGGTATAAGAACGCCAAAGGCTATGCTGCTTTCAAGCAAAGGGTAGCCCCGCTTATGTATTCTTCGCTGATAAACGCTCCTGTAAGTTCAAAAGGGACGCCAAACCTGATAATTACGGGTGAATTTCACGATTCTATTACAGCCGTACCGATAGATAAGGGGCTAAGGATTGAAAGTGTGGGGATAAGCTTTAGCGGTGATATAGAAAAGAAATACGGACAGGCGATTTACAAGGTCGGTTCTTATGCGAGAAAGGCATTCATGGAAAGGCATATAAAGCAAGGCATTGCGGATTATTTTAGAAAATTCGGTTTATAATGGGATGTGCGTGTGAAAACAAAAAGAGAATGGCAGATATAGCTAAGATGCGTTCGCTTGCAAGAAAAGCCGCAAAGATGGAGGGGAAAGTATATATCCTTTATGAGAAAGACGGGGTTTTCAATTTTTGCCCAAGAGGCGAAATGTTCAACGGGAAACTGATTGAATATGTTTGGTTCTGATATTAAAAAAAGAACACTGTTTTTTGTATAACCCCCGTAATTTTTCTGCCTTTAAATTGAAAAATATTAAAAACAGAACAAAGGCGGGATAACTCCCGCCTTATACAATCATTTCCTGGTTATTATACTCATGTGTGGGTATTTGGTTTCATGAATTGTCGGCTTCTTGGGCTTTTCTCCTTTGAGTTCTGCAAGTTCCGCCTTGACTTCCTTAAGTTCGTTCAATAAATCCGTATATCCTTCCGTCAATCGGAGGATGTGTTGCATCATTGCTGTGCTGATTTCCATAATAGATGAATATTTGTTTTAGTCATTATTCCTGCCATCTGCCCGCCAGCCGTATTGCTGACGGGGTATCATAACGTGAACGTTGGTCGAAACCTCAACGTGCATCTATGCTTGGTTATGTGGCAATATATTTTTGGGTATAGTTGTAGCTGTACGTCATTACTCCGTACCTGTAAATGTTTATGCTTCAATGCTATTTGATTTTTGCTATTTTCCCATCAGAAGGCTTTCCGCCAAATAGATGGTTGATGTAGGCAAGACCTTTTGGTTTGCAAAACACCTTTTGGCATAATATGTCAGGGTGGTTGTCTCTGCGTATTGGCGGCAACAGCGTCATTTCAAAGTAGCCTGCGTCAATATACTTTTGTTTCGGCTCGTTCCTGTCTTTGAAGAATATGCCCGCATCCCTTAGCTTTCCGAAAAGGGTGTTTCTCCCAAAACCGAGATTGAGTATCTTTGCGGCTTGACCTATGTCTACTTTGCCCTCTGCTTTGAAGGCAGCTTCGGCGAATGACACCAAAGGTTCCTGTCTGGCAGTTTTATCTTCAAGACGCTTCTTCTCTTGTTCTAATCTTGCCTTTTCCTCACGCTCATTCTTTAACTGTGTGGCAAGGCTGATAACAAGGTCGGGGTTGTTTATCATCTGCTCCAAAGTTGGCTGCGTGGCGGTCATGCCGTATTGAAGAAGTTCTTTGATGCGGTCATTGCACCATAAATAGAAATCAGGAGAAAGCCATTGAGCGAAGATTAATGCCAAATCCTCATGTAACCATGTGCCTTGATTGTTACCTCCTTGATTTACAGTAACTAAGTCCGTTGCGGGAATTCCCGTTTTGGCTGATAATGAGCTAATTAACTCATTTGTCTGTTTTGTTGACAAAAAGTCATTACAACGTTTCCCGAACGGTTTAGCCATTTCGGTTGCATTCACCATAACACTATCTCCTTTCAGAAAGGTAATAGGACTTCCGTTGTATCGAAAGATTTGATTTTCATTCAAGTGTAGCATAAACAATGAAAATTAAAAGTTAATAAATAAAGAAAGCAGAGAGTTTCTCCAAGTTGCTACACTTCCATATCGGCTTTGGGGCAAATATGTACGGAGAAACCTCTGCTAATATTGTAGGCAGTAGTTTAATATCGGGCACAAAAAATCCCCAATCCGAATATGTATATAAAAGTGTAGCACCGCAAAGATAGCTCTTATCTTTGAAATAGCAAACCTCTTATTGGAAAATTAATTATTTGGATTACTTTTTTCTTATTTTTGATTGGTCGCCCAAAATATTGTATTATATTTGCTGTACAATATAATACAATGTAATGCAAATAATAATATGGAAGCAGTAGTAAGAAAACAAACTTCGTTCCGCTTGCGTGAGGATTTATTGCAAATCTTGCAGGAACATGCCAAAAAGGCGAACAGAAGCCTTAATAATTTTGTAGAAAGCACCTTAATGGATGCTGTATATAATGAACCTAACGATGAAACGATAGCAGCCATTAAGGAAGCGCGTTCCGGTAAATATGCCGGGATTATTGATACGACAGATTTTGGCTCATTCAAAACAACAACAGAAAAGGCATGAGCGCAATAGACATTATTCGGGGTATTTTGATATACATGTACGGGCAAGACCACAACCCACCACACCTGCACATTAAAGACGGTGGCAACTGGTTTACTATCACTATCAAAGATAGGATGGTAGAAGGTAAGGGAACAGCAAAGACTATCCGACTGATAAATGAATACATAGACACCCACGAAGCGCAATTACTTGAAATTTGGGAAAAGGCGCAAAACGGTGAGAAGATAGAAAAGGTTAAACGATAAAAAGACAATGATATGATACTATTAGTAGAATCCGCTGAATACATGGGTAAATACACTCTTTTGTGTACGTTCAACAATGGAGAAAGAAGAAAAGTAGATTTAACGCCACTCCTGAAATATCCGGCTTTCGAGGAACTGAAAGATGAAAGCGAGTTTGAGCGTTACGGGGTTGACGGTACAGTATTTTGGGCAAACGGTGCGGACATTGCTCCTGAATTTCTTTATGAAAATGGGACACCATATAAAGCATAATTATCTTTTGATACAGACGGAGATTGAGCTTCTTAAACTTGGAAGCCACTCTGAACTATTTGGGAAAAAGAAGTGATAAGCTATTTATAATCAGTCTAAATTACAAAGATTTCCGTTAAAAATATTGTCAAAATGATTTATTAGAAATTACTTTGCAAACAAAACTTAAAAATGTATTGTTATGGATTTCACTATTTTACTTATCTTGACGGAAGTTTGATATTATAATTATGGTTGTATTCTTTTGTTTCACTGCATAAAAAATATAATATCATGGAAGCGCATACTTTATTTTGGTTGATAATTATTGGATGTTGTATAGTATTTATATTACATAATAAAATTATAAGCTTTTTAGATAAAAAAATGTTGTTGAAAATTCCAAAAGGCGTATTCATAAAATTAATATCTGGTATTGGGCTAATGTTAATACTGTATGTAACTTGTCAAGATATGGAACGAAAAGAAGCTATAGAGAACGGTGGAAAAAAAGAAATTCATAAAGATTGCTATAAAGTATCCGCTGCTTTTGATGCTGCAAAAAAAGAAGTGAAAAAAAAATTAAAAGCTCCCTCTACAGCTAAATTTGCAAATGAATATGATAAAGATAGCAAGTACAAAGTGAATGAGGATGGGAGTGTTACAATACAATCCTATGTAGATGCAGATAATTCTTTTGGAGCAAAAATAAGAACTTTTTATAGATGCAATGTATCACTTTCTGGGGAAGTGTATGATTTAATAACTTGGTAATTTTTTATAGTATGGGAATATTGGATATTTTTAAAAATAATATAGAAACAGAATCTATATTGAATAATGAAATCACTGAGAATCTTACAGAAAATATCTTTTTGGGATTTAGGTTTGGTATGTCCCCAAAAGAGGCGAATGAGCATATTAAACGTTTAATAGCTCAAAATCGTATATATACAATTGAAGATAAATATGTATATGATTTTTACACTTTATTAGGAGAAAAATTACAAACAGTCATATTATTAGAGTATTATGAAGATAAATTATATCAGCTAAATCTTATTTTTCCTTTAGGAATAATGAGCTTAGAAAGTATGTACAATGAGCTTAAAGATATATATGATATAAAATATGATAAAGAAGGTTTTTCTATTAAGAAATATCAGATGATAGGAAAAGAAAGTACAATGTACGAAAAGGGAGATTTACAAATAAGACTCACTCAAGTTTTACATGTTCAAATTACATACGAAAATACAAAGACGGCAATGGAAATAGCCCAAAGAGAGTTAGATGAAATGGCAAAATTATCAGATTCAACTCTTAGTGACATATAAAATATCTATATATGTAGTATTAAACTAATTGCATTATTTGAATTGCTTTTAAATTACAGAGCCAGACACCAAGTTTGGCTTTTTCTTTTTCTCTTCCTTTTTCTGGTTTTCATTTTTGCCTTTCTTATTTAGAAAATTCTAAATAATTCAATATCTTTGTATCACCATGTGATGTTGCATGGCACTCAATATTAGGACTTATGGCAAACGAGTTTGTAATTACCGATGTAGTAAGCGATAAAGCTTTAAATCAACTAACCAGCCTGACTAATAAATTTACGGAAGTTAAAAAAGCATATGCGGAGTTAGGGAAAGAACTGGCTAAATCTTATAGTATTCCGGTTTCTAATTATGACGACTTGACTAATAAGGCAAGATTATTTGAAGAGATTCAAAAAAAGTTAATTACAACAGAGAAAGAACTTGCTAACATCCAAAATGAATATAAGGCTCTTTTAAAAAACATTGCAGAGGAGACCCAAAAAGCCACAAAAGAAGCTTTGGAGCAGGCAAAAGCAAATGATTTAAATGCGCAAGCAGAGTTAAAAGCGGCTAAAGTAGAAACGGAAAGATTAAAGCAGCAAAAGATGCTTAATCAAGAAAAGAAGAAACTTAAAATTACCACGCAAGAAGCTATTGCTTTGACAAATAAAGAGGTTCATTCTATTAATGAGGCAAAAGAGCAAAATAAACTGCTTCGCATTGCAGTTTCCCAAGTTACTGATGCAGAAGATAAAGACAACAAAGTGCGTCAGCAATTAAATAATCAGATAGCTAAGAATACAGAGTATATACGCAGAAATACTGATTCATATACTAAGCAAAAGATGGCTATTGGGGCATATAAGAACGAAATAAAGGCTGCAATAGTCGAATTACAAAACGGAAATAAGACGTTTAAAAATTTAGGAATTGTCGCCAAAGGATATGGAAATATCTTAAGGTCAAATGTAGCAGGCGGACTCAATGAAGTTAGAATTGGGGTAGGTTCTATGGTAAAGGGAATGGTTGGAGCACAAGCTGTTATCAGTGGGTTCCAAAAGCTCATAGGTTTATTTAAGTCAGGTGCTCAATCTATTGTTGATTTTGAAGCTGCAAATAGCAAATTAGCAGCAATTTTAGGTACTACATCTAAAAATATAAAAGACTTGACAACTGATGCTCAACGATTAGGTGCGGCAACTAAATATACAGCATCACAAGCTACTGCCTTACAAATAGAACTGGCTAAATTGGGATTTTCTAAAAATGAAATTTTGCAATCAACGGAGGGTATTTTAAAATTTGCCCAAGCTACTGGCGCAGAGTTGCCAGAAGCAGCAGCTCTTGCAGGTGCTGCACTTAGAATGTTTAATGCAGACACATCAGAAACGGAACGATATGTATCTGCAATGGCTGTTGCTACAACCAAGAGCGCTTTGTCTTTTTCTTATTTGCAAACAGCGATGCCTATTGTGGGTCCAGTGGCAAAAGCTTTCAATTTTCAGATAGAAGATACTTTAGCCTTATTAGGGAAATTGGCAGACTCTGGATTTGATGCGTCTATGGCCGCGACAGCTTTAAGAAATATATTCCTTAATCTTGCTGATAGTAATGGACTATTGGCTAAATCATTAGGTGGAGCGGTAAAAACATTGCCTGAACTTGTGAATGGGTTGAAGAAGTTAAAAGAGCAAGGTGTGGATTTAAATACTACGCTTGAACTCACTGATAAAAGAAGTGTGGCTCAATTCAATACATTGCTTACTAATATTGATGCGCTTATCCCTTTAAGAGAACAGATAACAGGAGTTGAAGAAGAACTTGGGAACATGGCAAATACTATGGGGGATAATGTACAAGGAGCAATTCTTGGATTGTCTTCGGCATGGGAAGCATTTATGTTATCTTTCAAAAAATCCACTGGACCAGCAAAGAATGTTATTGATTTTTTTGCAAGAGGTATTAGGAATGTAGCTAATCAATTAAAGGACGCCAATCAGCTACAAGATGATTATAACAATAGAGCAGTTGCTATGGCTCAAAATGAAATGGCTAAATCCAATATTCTTGAAAAGAATGCAAGAAACATGCAAAATTTGTATCAAGAATATGTACAATCTGGTATGAAAGCCGATGAAGCCGCCATAAAAGCTAAAGAAGAATACATTGAAACTTTGAAATCAAGACTTGAGTTTGAAAATACTGATTATCAATTAGCTATTGCCAACCGCAATAAATTGGAAGATGAATTAAAAAATAGAGGTTTTTTTACTATTCTAACTTCATGGAAAAGAACAAATAGTGTTATTAAGGAGGAAATTGATGTTGCAACTAAAGCCGCTGCCGGTAAAAAAGCAATATCGTCTATTACAGAATCATTGATAAACCAACTTAATAAAATTGATTTAGCAGGGAGTAACGCGTCCGATGCTGGCAATAATGGAATATTAACGGATAAAGAAAAGAAAGCTTTGGAAAAAGCCGCTAAAGAGCGTATTCGCATTCGTGAAGCTTTACAACAATCCGAACTGGATTTAATGGATGAGGGATTAGAGAAAGAACTTGCTAAAATATCATTGAATTATAACAAGCGAATTGCAGCTATTAGAGGCAGTTCTAAGGAAGAACAAGCAACCAGAGAAAATCTTGCAAAAGCAATGCAAGAAGCTTTGGAAGATAAACAATTATCCTATGGACTTGATAAAGAAAAGTCTCAAATTGAACATAAATTAGACATTGTAAAAAAAGGGAGCGAAGAAGAATATAGATTAAGATTGGAATTACTCGATAACGAAAGGGAGCAAGCTATAAATGCTGCTATAAAAAACGGAGAAGATGTTTTTCTTGTTGATGAGAAGTACAAAAGAAAACGATTAGATTTAGAAGAAAGGTACGCCTCTGAAAAGAATAAGAAAATACAAGAATCTTATTCTTTTCAATCGGTTATTATAAATGCTGCAATGTCTAAAGAATTAGATGAAGCAGCTGCACAATATTCTCAAGGTTTAATAAATAAAGAAGATTATGAAAGGAAGAAGCAGGAAATAACAGAAAAATATGCTATAAAGCAAGCACAATTAGCCATTGATTTAGCCAAAGAACAACTAAATACACCAGGTCTATCGGAAGAAGATAGATTAAAATTGAAAGAAAAGATAGCACAAGCTGAAATTGCCCTTGCAGAAAAGGTTAGGGATGCAGAAATAAACGCAGTAGATAAATCAGCTGAAGCTAACAAGAGGAAAATGGATAAAATAGCAGAAACTATTCAAGCTATATCTGATTTACTGGGAGGATTTGCAGATTTGGGAACTGCTATTTTTGAAAGAAAGATGGAAGAAGTGGAAGCTGAACAAGATGCTAATGATGAAGCATATGATAGAGAAGTCGAAAGAATAGAAAAACTTGAAGAAAATGGTGCAATCTCCACCGAAGAAGCGGAAGCTCGTAAACGTGCCGCGGAGGATAAAACAGCAAAGAAAAATGCGGAGCTTGAAAAGAAAAAAGCCGCATTGCAGGAGAAGCAAGCAAAGTTTGACAAGGCTAACAATATTATACAAACGATAATGGCTACATCTTTAGCTATAATGAAAGCATGGACTAATCCATTTGCTGCTCCTGAGATAATCCCATTAATTATAGCACAAGGAGCAGTTAGCTTGGCGACCATAATAGCCCAGCCCATTCCCAAATACGCCAAAGGAACAAAAGACCATCCCGGCGGTTTGGCAATAGTAGGTGATGGCGGCAAGAAAGAGGGTATCGTAACTAATAACGGGCTTTTTATCACTCCTGATAAGCCGACATTGGTAGACCTTCCGGCGCATGCGCAGGTAATCCCTGATTTGTCATATATCTATGACCGTAGAGGACTTACATCGGATTATGGTTTATTGGAACAAAAGCTAAAGAATATGAGAGAAGAGGGGATTGTTGTTAATGTAAACAACGATTACAGCCGACTTGAAAGAAAGATGGAAAGTAATACCAAACAATTGCAGAACATTGGTCGGATTATGAAGAAAGCCAACCATATCGCGGATTATAATTGGATTTCAAGCAGAGTATAAGATATGATATATAATGACTTAAACAAAATATGCCTTTCCCGCTTTATAGACATATTCCTGGGGGATATTGATAAGGTTGTTCAAGGCGGAAGATATAGTATCAGGGAAAAGGCTTTGGCGGCCGAGAAGCTATGCAATGAATACTTATCAATAATAGGGGGAAAGTCTGTTTCCGCCCAAATAAACCGGAAAAATGAAGTGCTGAAAATTCAAATCCGATTAAATTGCCTTGCCATATGTCAGGAACTCATTTCTTCCGGAAACTGGAGTGATGCTGTAGAAGTCATGTCTGCTTTGGGTTATAAATTCAGAGAGGACGAACATGATAAGATAAAGAACCGGATAAGCAGCGTTTCCGCTTCTGACAACTACCGCCTTGCAAAATTGCAGGAAACATCTCCTGATATAGGGAAAATAAAAATGGATAGGGAATATTTTACCAAAGAACGCGTTTCTTTAATGTCTCATGTAAAAATGCACATTGATGAAAACACGTTCTCCGCCAAAGAATATGCCTATATGGTCAAACGTATGTGTGATGACATAGATGCTATGATACGTTCAACTTCAAAAAAGAAATAGATATGTATTACAGATGTGAACTGTTGATAGGCGGAATGACATATGACGCCACAAATGAGCTTGTTAATTGGGACGATGTAGAGATGTCTTTCAAGAGAGGGGATTATGACGGAGTTGTTCGTAGTTTTTCCACAAAATTTGAGTTTGCCAACGGTGCTTATTCGCTATTGCTGAAAGAATATTTGTCGAATTACCTGAACTCATCCGCAACACTCGTGTTTTATACCCGGAATAACTCATGGCTGTTAAATGAAAAGTTCAGATGCGCTTTGGACTACTCCACATTTTCCTACAATGATACGACGTGCGAAATAAATGCCGTCGACAACAGTATCGCAAGATTGATTAAAGCAAAGAAAGGCACGCAGTATGAATACCCGGTAAAAGAAATAAAGGAGTCCCAGCCTTTGGATTATGACAGATTGTTGATGAACAGTGATATAAAATGGTCTATACCAAGTGACGCGGAAGAGCCTAATGTTTCCCATGTAATGACTGCTTATCCTAATGCTTATTATACTATTCCTTTTTATATGTTAGGACAACCGGAAATTACGACAAAGGACATTGTAGAGGTTTTTGATACGGCTGAAAACCGATTTGAAAGTACGGAAAGTCTATTCGGAGAATATCTGTTCAAAAATATATCTGACAGGGATTTGACCATACGGATAAAAGTAAAATTCAGTGTATTCATTACGTATCAGAGACCAGGCGTATCCTTCCCGATATATATACGGCTTTCCTCTTATAATGAAAATAGTAAAGAGCTTAAAATATATTATCAATCCGCTACAATTCAAACATTTAATACATACACTGTCGATATTGATGAGAATTTGACAATATCTCCAGGTGAGATGATTAATTTCAATATAGCACTTGCAAAATCTGACCCTATATATCAAAATTTTCCCGTTAATTTTAAATTCAACAGTCTTGACACACCGTTAAATATAAGTTTTTCCGAGCGTGGAAAATCTGTAAAAATAGATTGTATCAGTCCTAAAGTATTGCTTAACCGTTTACTGAGGTCTATAACTGATAAGAACAATGTAACGGGTGAAATCGCCACCGGAGTAGATGAGCGTTTAGACATGGCGATGATAGTTCCGGCAGAAAGCATACGAGGACTTCCCAATGCCAAAATATATACATCTTATACCAAATTCGCCAATTGGATGAGCGCGGAATTTGGGTTTGTCCCTGTAATCGGTGACGAGAAGGTGACATTTGTTCATCGTGATACTTTATTCCAAGATACAGAAATAAAGGACTTGCAGGACAGCACTTCCGATTTGGAATACAATGTGAATGCCGGACTGGTTTATTCGGGGGTAAAAGTCGGGTATGACAAACAGGATTACGACAGTGTAAATGGTCGCGATGAATTCCGCTTTACCAATGAATACACCACCGGCATTACATTGACAGATAACGTATTGGAATTAGTTAGCCCATATAGAGCCGATGCTTATGGTATGGAATTTCTTGCGGAAAAAAGAGGTGAAGATACGACTGACAGCGACAGTGATAATGATATATTCTTTGTTGGAGCATCACTTGACGGAGAAAAATACAAGCTTGTAAGGGATGGATATACAATATCCGGTGTCATATCTCCTTCTACTATGTTCAATGCCATGTATTCCCAAAGGTTTATGATTGAAGCAAACGCAAGGTATATAGGTGCTTTTGCCAACGCGTTGGAGTTTACATCATCTGACGGTAACAGTGATGTGACAATCAATGGAGTTAGCGAAAGGTCGAGCATTGTATTGGAAAACAAACTGTTCACAGTAGGAGAACTTTCCGTCAAGACCGGAGATTTGGAAATACCGTCAGACTTGACGGGTTACATTCGGGTGGAAAAGAACGGGCGTATCTATAAAGGCTACGTAAAAAGTGCAAGCTATAATTATGGACGACCGGAAGCGGTAAAATATTCTTTGATAGTCAAGAGTGTGGATTAATAGATGAGGAGATTTCATATAAGTCTATCAGGCACTCGTTATTTTACAATGTATTATTTGGAATTGGTCTAAATAGTATGTATATTTGCGCATGATGTGTGAAGTTACACATCACTATAAAAGGACGAAAAGACATGGTAAAAGTTGGTGATGTTTGCCCTCTTTTTTTCTCACCTGTAAAAGATAAGTTTGGGCTTGATATGGACTATATTCAGAAGTTCCACGCTTCTGATAAAATCCATATACAGGTATTCACTAATGCTTCTGAGGAAGTTTCAGCGAGCCTGAACAATCTTGCCGCAGGAAATTCTACACCAATATCACTTTCCACATATAATCATAATGACAATGTAGTGATGTATTACGCCATTCTTCGAGACTTGGAGGATGCCGTATATACGGTTACAATCAACGAAGATACATCAGAACCTTTTATCGTATGCTCCTCTGATGACTTGTTAGAGGAAACTGTGCTTATCCGTTATTCCCATAAAAGCAATAACTCCGCTTTTGATAACATATTTTGGGTAGATGATATTCAGCAAGTATTTAATTTTCGTGTGGAAGCAGGATTTAAACCTGGAGGATATTCCCCTCGAATAGATAATGAGCAATATCGCAACCAAATGCAAGAGATAGAAGAATTATACGCAGTACCTTATGATGTATATAATCTTACAATAGGAAATTCAAACGGTGTCCCTTATTGGTTTGCAAAACACATAAACCGTATTTTATGCCTTTCTATGGTGGAAATTGACGGGACAAGATATGTCCGTTCGGAAAGTTCTGTTCCGGAAATGACGCAAGTTATTGAAGATAGCCAGTTGTTCCATATAAATATGGCTCTTGAATTACAGAATAACGATATTGCAGGTATTGGTGGCTCTCCTGAAGCTGGTTCTTCCGCCTCTTTCCCCGCATTCCTGATAGACCACGCCAAAGATGGAGAGATGTTGCAATTCAGCGCAGAAAAAGCTGCATTTACTAATGTTGATAAGGTTGAGGTATGAAAAAAAGGCTTAGTAAAATATTATGGTTTGGTGATGCTCTTAATGAAAACAATCAGGCAGCTCCCCCTGCTTTATCTCCGAGTGATGAAGAGCATTTACAAGGTCTGAATCTCGGGGAAATATATATATGCGTCGCAGATGCCGACCCAGCACTGTTCATCAGGACTTCCGCCGACCGAATTGTCTACTTTAAGGCTCTTGATATAGAGGCTTTATCCAAGTTCTTTATAAGAAAAGACAGACCGGACGAAGCTGGATTTTTAATAAAGTTCTTAGGCGGATTATTTTCAGACTACATCCAGTCCATGAACTTTTCTTCCGGTGCTCTCGGCGAAGGCTTTGTTATTAAAGTAGACAGCAAGACGGGTAAATCCTACATTGAAGTGGACGAACTCTTTGTGCGTATCAAAGCGATGTTCTCCGAACTGGAGATAAAGAAACTCTCTTATGCAGGCGGGAACTACATGTTCACCGCTGCCGGAATGAAATGCGGAAAGGTTGAGGAACACGAGGATTTTTGGCGGTGCTATCTGCTGGTTGATGATGGGGAGACGGCTATCGAGAACCCGTTCAAGGAAGGCGACCAGATACGTTTTCAAGACTTCAATATCAAGCCGGGTGTCTACGAGAATGTATCCAACCGTTACTATTGGCGCCTATGCGTAGGTGTTGGCGAGGACTACATAGACCTTAGCAAGACGGACTGTGATGCAAACAGCGACATACCGCAGGAAGGTGATAGTCTTGTACAACTCGGAAACAGAACAGACAAGAAGCGTCAGAACGCAATCACCTTGTCCGTATATGGCGATGATGCACCGAGTATCCACCAGTATGCAGGAATAAATTCTTATTCTTTAGCAGGTAAGGAAGTGACGGTTATCAGTCCGCAAGGCAACAAGTTCATGGGAGACTTTATCTTGAAAACGGGAATAAACATTATGACCCAATTCAAGATACTGGAAGATTTGATTTACTCTGAAATCTCCAAAGTGCTTGACGAGGTGCAGGCAAAGGATAATTATCTGTACAATGCATCATTTGCAAGCAATACGAACGGTTGGGAGACAAAGAACGATGTTCGTTTCTTTACTGTGAACGGAAAGTTCTTATTAGTGAATGGGGAGTTCTATTCCCGTAAGGATGCTATGGCTGCCATTATCAGAGACGGGGATAGAAACGTGCTTCGTATCCTTTCTTCCGGAATAAAACAGTCCAATGCGGATTTAGCCAATAAACCGACCTATGAGGAAGGGGAAGAACCGAAGAAGTTCTTTATCTCTTTCCGGTATAAGGTAGCTACAGCCGGAACGCTGACAATAGGATTTTCCGGTCAGAACCTGCATTTCACCGAACGTCTTGAACCAGGTGAGGAATACGCAATGAAGGAGTATTCCGGCACATGGGACGGAACGGGCGATTTTGAGTTGAAGTTCACGGGGGATATATATATACATTCGCTGGCTCTTGCCGAAAACGCATTTGAGGATTTGTATACTAAATTAAGTTCCGAAATAAAGCAGACAGCGGAAAGTATCAGGTTGGAAGTAAAGGAACTTTCTGAAAGTAATAATCAGAAGTTCTCACAGATTGAGCAGACAGCGGAAAACCTCAAATTGTCTGTTACAAAAATAGAGGAAGATGTAACGCAGTTGGGGCTGGACATCAATGGAGTTACCGATGAACTTAAATTATATGTCAAAAAAGACGGATTAGGTTCAGAAATCAATGTGGCACTTGATAACATTTCCGTGGTTTCCAAAAACATATACTTTACCGGAGATATATCCGCCAACGGGAATGTGTCTATTCAGGCAGACGGGACAATAAAGGCTATTGGTGGATATTTTGAAGGAGAGATAAATGCAAACAGCGGGGTGTTTAAAAATGTAAGAACTCCTAACAACTCTTTGGTGATAGACGAAAATGGGAATGTTAGCATTGTTGGCAAAATATCAACCGCTTCGTCAGGTACAAAAATAGAAATAAACCCAAATTCAAACAGCCTAAAATTTTATAATTCAAAAGGATATGATGTGGGTGGAATTTCATTCCTTGATAGTGGAGGCGGAGGTACTTCTGTTACTTACCCAAGATTAAAATTGGACAATATAGCAAGTGATGGCAACTTAACTGCGTCTACCACCCTTTTTGCAGGGTCATTGTCAATGATTTCAAATTTAAGTGGGTCAAGATACCAAGTGTCTCTTGGCATCAGCGGACTTTCTTTTTATAAAGATGGAAGATTAACTAAATCATACCCAAGCTCATGAAAAAGATAAATTTTAAACAATTACTGATTGCTACGGACATTACCCGTAAGCATTGTGAAAATATAGATTGTAGAGAGAATTTTGCGAATGTATTATACCGGAACGGTAACGGTATCGCATCGCATGCACTCGCTTTGAAGATATACAACTCCAATGAAGAGACAGAGTATACCGATGAAGAAGTATCCTTGATACAAGAGCATGCAAATGCTTTTTGCAAACCTTTTTTTATTGACGCGCTCAATCGTGCTATCAACAATCAACCGGAAGAAGCAACCGATAAACAGGAATAATTATGGCTTGGACAGAACAGGATTATCAGGAAATAGTTGCCCGCCTTATGGCTAACTCCATAGGGGTTAATGAAGTACCGAATGCGGACAAAGCGGATGATGTAACGTCATTGCCTGCATTTAAACCTTCAGGAAGCGACAGTGAAGCTTCTGTGGTCAATTATCCTTTAGAATTTTTGAAAGGAGAACAAGGCGAGCCAGGTATACAAGGAGAACCTGGGAAATCATTTAAGGTAGCCGGCGAATACGCCACCCTTGAAGCCTTGAAATCTGCCGTTCCCGATGGTTCGGCAGTTGACGGGTTCATGGCTGTAGGCACGGAAGCCCCTTATGATTACTACGCATGGGTAAGTTCTGCTGGCGGAAATAACCCGGACCCATCCCCTGATAGAAGGTATTTATTATTATCGGATGGCACTCCGTTATTGTTGGCTAACGAAGAGCCGATATTACTTGCAGATAACGGAGAACGGGTTGCAAGTAATGGTGAATGGGTAAACCAGGGTAAGATAGGCGGTATAGACGAGGCGCCAACTGATGGAAAGGCATACGGTCGTAAGAATGGGGATTGGGCGGAAGTTCCTGAGCATTTAAATCTTACATCAGAGAATTTAAACGATATAAATGGAGCGGGGTTTGCTACGCAGAGAAGCGCTGCTGATTACACATCACCTGAAAATAATTATCCTATTAATGAGAATGGAGCATTGATTTTCGCAAACGCCAATTATGGTCGTTCTAATCAAATCTATGGCTCTTGTCTAACTAATAGATGGTTTGCAAGAGGTGGTGGTAATCAACAGGGCGTTAGGACTAATTGGAAAGAGTTTGCATTTACGGACGACGTCCTCACCAAGACCAACACTTCATCATTCACCCCTACGGGCGATTACCAGCCTGCAACGAAGAAGTATGTGGATGATAAACACATTATGCTTACGATTACAAATGAAGCTCGCCAACAGTTAATTTCAAATCAAGAAGTTAAAGCAGGAGAAGCCGAATCAAAAATAAATCTTGTATTTGGAAGCATTGATAATTTTAAAAATATTATACAGAGATTATTAAGTGATAATATTTTATTCCTAAAAATTACAGAAAAAGAAATCTTTAAAGTAAGTACGAGTCACACATATTGCAATCCCGATAATGGAGCTTATGAACTTTCGTTTATTTATACTTATACTTCTATTGCCGATGCAAATAATATTAGCTTAGTTACAAAAAGAATTTTTATTGCATTGAATTCAAATGCTACAAATTTTTTCGTAGTAAAAGATATACTCGTTTCCGACAACCTCACCACCCTCACCAAGAAAACCGCTGCCGAGTACGAGGCTATTGGCTCTAAGGATGACAATACAGCATATTGTGTAACCGTTTAAAGGATAATGATTATGTTAAAAATAGGAGAATTGACCTCAGGGCTATTTGCTGGAGATAAGCTGATTGCAGGCAAAGAATTTGATATTAAACAACTTGTTGATAATATTACATTTGCAGATGATTTAGTACATGAAGAAATTAATACACAACTTGTTCTTATTTGCAATCTTAGTAGTATCCCTATTTATTTATATCGAGATTCAGTAAGAACTGAAATAAAAAAACAACATATCGAATGGTATTCATTTAGAGCACCTACTGCTATTAGTCTTTTTAATGAAGATAATACTCCAATAAGAGCTATTACACAAAAGGAGTCTATATCCAATAATTTTGTTACAGAAATAACTGATTCTGTCGTTAATAATGGCGATAGTGTATTTGATATTGCAGATAGTACAGGGATTTTCAGTTTGGGTTGTGTTCTAATGAATGCGTAAAACAATAATATTAATAAAATAACAAAGTGTTTACTTTTTTGATTATGAGAGTAAAAGTATTTTATGAAAACTGGTTTGCCAAACTCATCCTCTTTGGCGGCTACACAACTATAATGCTCTTCGGCTTCATCCTTACGAAGCTGAAGGAGTTGTCCGAAACGACCATACGTCATGAACGGATACATCAGAAACAGTTCTTCGAGTGTATGGAGATAGCGGCTATCCCGTCCGTATTGCTGGCTTTCAATGTCAGTGCATGGTGGCTGTTACTTATCTCGCTATTCTACTACATTCTTTATTTGGCAGAATGGTTTGTAAGCTTCGTGTACCACCTGTTTACAGACAACAAGATTGGGGACGGTAAGGTCAATAAAAACGCTTACCGTGCGAGCGCATTTGAAATGGAAGCCAAACTCAACCAGGATAATCCGAACTACTTGAAAGAACGTAAATGGGGTGCATGGTTCAGATACTACGGCAAGATATGAATAATTGACAAATAACGATAAGATGAAAAATAACATTATTACCCAAAGCATACCGGGTGGTTTCTCGGTAATAGCAAGCAGTTTTATTGCACAGTCATTGGAACACATGATACCGTGGCTGATAGTAACATTTTCAGTCGTTGTATGCGATTTGATGTTCGGGATAAGGAAATGCCTGCTATTGGGTGAAGAAGTACGCTTTTCAAGTGCCGTGCGCCGTACCATGGGTAAAATGGTAACATACTTTGCTTTTGTCTGTATGGTGGTGATGATAAACATTGCTTCCGGCAATAAATGGAATATTGATGTGTATTCATGCTTGTTTGTCTGCTTCATAGAGTTCTGCTCTATCATAAGCAATATCTTGAAGCCAAAGGGATATAATTTCAACTTACTGAAAGCGTTGGGATTGTTCGGAAAGAAAGTGCTCGATGTCGAGAAAGAAGATATGAGTGAAATAATAACTAAAGATAAGGAGTAACAAAATGAAAAAGAAACTGATTATCGCAGCGATTGTTATCGCTATCATCGTGGGAGTTATGCTTTACATGCACTACACACCGTTTTGGGTGAACCTGACTACTGTTGTATCATTCGGTGTCGGTGTTGTTGCCGGATGGGTGGCTCGTGTGGTTTATGACAAATATTTCAAGGAGGACGCGCAGAATGAAAATATTGATTGACAACGGGCACGGAAGTAACACTTCGGGCAAGTGTTCACCGGACGGAAGATTGAAAGAGTATGCGTATACCCGTGAGATTGCCATACGTTTGGAAGCCGAATTGCGCAAACAAGGCGTTGATGCCGAACGTATCGTCAAAGAGGAAATAGACGTTCCTTTATCGGAGCGTTGCCGTAGGGCGAACGAATACAAGGCAAGTGACGCAATTCTCGTATCCATCCACTGTAATGCAGCGGGAAGCGGCTCTGAATGGATGCAGGCACGTGGTTGGGAAGCGTGGACTTCGGCAGGTCAGACGAAATCCGATAAATTAGCTGACAGCTTATATGCGGTAGCCGAACGACTTTTGCCGGGTATGAAGATACGCAAGGATATGACGGATGGTGACCCTGATAAGGAAAGCGGATTCTACATCTTGAAGCACACGAAGTGCCCGGCAGTCCTTACAGAGAACCTATTCCAAGACAATAAGGAAGATGTTGGCTTCTTATTATCGGAAGAGGGGAAGCGGGCAATAGTGGACTTGCATGTGCAGGGAATTGTGAACTATTTGAATAACTCTAAAAAGTAAACACCATGGCAACAGAAGTTTTATCATTTCAACAAGAAGAAGGCAAAACAGCGTATTACGCAACGTTTGTCAGTGACGGTAATCCCGTTACCATACAGATAAAGAACAAGGGCGGAATGGTGACTGTATTTGCCAATATCGAGGGCATGAATCCTATCCCGCTTTTCCCAAATGCCAATCAAGCCTTAGGTCCTTCCAATGTGATATTTCGTCTTATTGGCATAGCGGCAGGTATGGAAATTACAATAAGAAGTGCTACGAAAGTGTCAGAAGCCAAAATGATTAAAGAGGGATAGCCTATGAACCCAATCACTATCCCCAACATCAGCATCCCGACAATCGGCATTCCTACTATCGGTATACTTACTATAGGGTATTCATATATCAAGGATAATAAACCGGGACCAAACCCATCCCCTGATGGAAGGTATTTATTATTATCGGATGGCACTCCGTTATTGTTGGCTAACGAAGAGCCGATATTACTTGCAGATAACAAAAAATAAAATGATAAAAAATAAAAAGATATGGCAGAAGGATTACAAATAGGACAACTCCCTCAAAAGGAGAGCTTAACAGGAAACGAGCTGATACCTTTTCAGCAAGGAAGTAGCAACGGTTCAATGAGTACCGCGGCATTGAAGAAATACATCGGCACTGGTGGTGGCACTGGTGGCAGCACTGACTATATGAACTACATCACCGAGTATAATGTTTCCGTCCAGCATCCTACTTCGGGAATTGGCGGGAGTAACAAGTACAGTCTGGAAGGCGCCATTGCCCAAGTTCCGCAGGAACTTAGAAATATCGGACTGAAAGTGTCGTTCATCAATTCAGTTGGAAAAGTAGAAACGTGGGAGTTCCAGGGCGAGACATTTACCGAAGTCGGTAGATGGCTAAACAAAACTGTGTTTGCTATGGTTGAAAATGATATAGAAATCACAGATTACAATTTATTGTTTGACACTTACGAAAATAAAGTTTGGCAAAATGGTGTAATTGTACATGATAGTTTACTACAAAGAAATTGTACATCTATTGTTCCTCTTGATAGAAATAATAATATTTATACAAATACAAGCGGAAATGCTGAAGTTGTTTTCTTTGATAAAAATAGTAAATATATTTCTACCCTTAATTTTTATAATACCAATCCGACTCTTAAAGAAAATTTTCCTGAAAACGCCGAATTCGTTGCATTTACATATTATAGAGACAGTATAATGACTGATAAATTCTTTGCTTCTGCTAAGAATAATTATAACTTGAAACTATGTCAGTCCACTATTCTTAAAAAGAAAGGAACTCGACCTGTTGTCAATATCAATCTTAGTGATAGTGAGGAAGAGATTTTTCTTAAATTAGCTTCTGCTTATATTACTCAGGATTGTGATGTCTATTTTGAAACTGGTGAATATACTTTTATAAAGATATTCGATTTGATAAATACTAAATATGAGTTTGTAACTGCTATCGAATTACCAATCGGTGGTAATTGTAGATATTTTTTCAATAATTCAACTCTTATTTCTAAATGTGATAGTACTTCTGAAATAGTATATAGTAACCAATCTTTATTCGGGACTCAAAGAATTGGCTTTAATTCTAACTACGAGTTACATGATGGACATCTTATTCAATATGATAATATTTATGCTATTCACGATGAAGGTTCAGGTGCAGATTCTTATTATAAACACGTGTATGACAATTTGATTGTAGAATATATTAAAGGCGAGCATACACAATATCTTTCCAAGCCTTTAGGCGGTGGCAGTAATTTACACGCAGATATTATTATAAAGAATTGTATTTTTAAAAATGGTAAGGAAAATGTATCCGATGTTAGTTGGCATTTTCCTAATAATGCAAATTATAAATTTACAATAACAGGTAATCGTTTTAGCTATAGATTTTCTTTAGATAGTGATGTTGAGAAATGTAATATTTTATTCACTAATAACAGTCACAAGGAAAACAATGTATTTGCTAATGCAACTGTTATGCAATTCAATAATGTAAAAGAATGAGAAACGACATCATTGGATTTATAGCCTATCCACAAGTTGCAGTCCCATTCAATCCGTTTCTGATGAAGAGTAAAAACGATTGAGGAATATCCTGAACAGTATTCATCCCGGCACTTCACAGTCCGGGATGAAATTAATATCATAAATATGCTAATTAGTTATGAGAAATAACATATTAGGTGTGGTGGTCTATCTATCCATCGCCATAGTATTCGGTGGCAGTACTGCACTGCTGATGCTCTTCATCAAGGAGAACAGCGACCGTTGCCACTACTATAACGGCAAATGGAACAAAGCAGACTTGCTGTGTGGAGCTGTCGCAATATGTGCAGGCATGGTTGTTAATCATTATCTGTTGAAGTTATGAAGAAGTTAGTGTATATAGTTTTTCTTGTCTTGACGGTGTGTTCCTGTAGAACGAGGACTGTTTATATGCCGGTTGAGACAAAGGTTCTTGACAGTGTGGTTTTCCATGATACTACATTTCAAGAGAAGCTGATACCGTACAAGGACAGCGTATCTGTTGCCGATACAACGTCATTCCTTCGCAATCCGTATGCCTACAGCTATGCTTCATTTAGCAACGGGATATTGAACCATTCATTGGGCATTTATCCTCATGCTACGGTAACGGTCAAAATGCCGTATTTTATCGAAAAGATAAGAAGGATTGAAGTGCCCAAGCCTTATCCGGTAGAGAGGGAACTGTCATGGTGGGAAAAGTTTAAAATCAATTACGGTGGTGCCAGCATTTCGATAAATCTGACATGTGTTTTATTCGTAATTGTTTGGCTCACCATAAAGATAAGAAAGAAATTAACGATGTAGAAGTTGGCTTGTAGCTGACACTCTTTCGGGGCTTAGAGTAAAAAGAAAGCCCCCAACGTTTCACGTTAATATTGCCACATAAAAACATGATAAGCATAAGACAATGCACGTTGGAGGCTTTAATATCTTCAACGCATTATCTTATGCTTTGTTCATTTAATCTCATGTTTTATGTGGCAGGGCAAAGATAAATATAAAATTCAGAAAAACTATGTGTAAGTCAGAAATCTTTGCCGAAACAATCAATCTTGTGGCGCAGGAGACCGAAATACCCGCCAGCCGAATACTATCTTCGGATAAGGATACGGAAACCGTAGACGCCCGCTATTTGCTTGTACAGTTGCTTGTCGAAAGGGGAATGTATCCTTCACAGATAGCTCCTAAAATCCACAAGACCAAACGTGCGATAAACTACATGATTTCCAATTTCCAGGAACGTATGGAAGGCGGGAAAATGTTGAGAATATATTGGGAAAACATTAGGAAAGCGTTGGGAAACAACTGATTTCATGGCAGTATCGGTATTTATACTTTTGTGATGCGGTTGATTTTGACCGTAATACAAAATATAAATCTCTATGGAAAGAACGTATGTCTTCAATCAAGACGGGAACAACGGAAATGGTGGCGGAAGCAAATTCGACATCATGGCTATGTTGCCCAACTTGATGGGAAGCAAGGGTGTAGACCCCGGACTTCTCGCTTTACTGAACCAGGGACGTGGCAGCCAAGACCAATGGGGCGGCTCGTGGTGGTTCATCTGGATTATCCTTTTGTGGTTCTGTTGGGGCGGCAACGGCTTCGGCAACCGCTTTGGCAATGGTGGCGGTCTGCCTGCTGAGCTTAACGGTGATGTCGGTCGTGAATACCTGATGTCAGCCATTCAGGGCAATGGCAATGCCATCAACCAGCTTGCTTCTTCTTTGAACTGCTCTACCCAACAGTTACAGAGCGCCCTGTGCAACATCCAGGGGCTTATCGCCAATGTGGGCAATCAGGTCGGCATGTCTACCCAGCAAATCATCAACGCATTCCAGTCCGGCAATCAGGCTGTTCTTACTCAGATTGCAGACTGCTGCTGCAAAAATCAGGCAGCAATTGAGCGTCAAGGGTATGAAAGCCGCTTAGCAAGCTGCGAAAACATGAATACGCTTACGCGTGCAATGGAGGGTAATACGCGTTCTTTAGCGGACGCTTACCGTGAAGGCTTCCAAGCACTTGTAGCAAAAATGGATGCGGCAGAGGCGCGTCGTCAGCAAGAAGCGTTGGCTGCTAAAGACGCTGAAATCTCTACTTTGAAAGGTGAAATTTCACAGCGTAATCAGAATGCAACTATTCTTGGAAACGTAACGCAACAAATTGCTCCAATAGTAGCAAGTCTACAAACATTGCAGGGAGAGGTGGATAAAATCCGCTGTTCAATGCCGCCTACAGTAGCAGTGCCATACCCGCAATTGCAAGCCATCAACACAGATTGTTTCCGTGCTGCGGCTTTCGGTGCTTACGCCGGTGATGCAATGTATGGACGTGGCGGTTGTGGTTGTAACAACTACTGGGGTTAATTCCGGTAAGAAAGGGGGTAATTATGTGGCCTAACTTTTTTACAGGATTTCCTTTCTTGTTCCCTACTATTGGAAGGGCTAATTTCAATACCCTTCCTACGGTAGCCGTAACGGTCGGCACGGAGAACGTGACTTTGGAACTTCCTAACCATGCGTTCCGTAACAGAAGCTATGTAGGCGGTTTCTATGTCAGTCTCCGCCAGGCAATACCTGCCGGCACGACTGCTACACTCCCGATACTGATAGGGACTAATGGGGATACAAGACCGTTGCTGGCTTACAACAATGAGCCGGTGACTGTCGGCAACCTTGCCGGAACGGGTATCTACGAAATTCACTATAACAAGTACACCAACGAACTGTTCCTTGTTAACGGTGGGTATCGTCCGACAACCGCATCGGCACCGACTCCGACAGCAGAAGCAACCGCTCAAAAGAGCAAGTAGTTAACATGGGGCTTTGTGGTTGTTTCCAAAATGGAAATAGCCACACCCCTTTAAAATCAAACCAATATGTTTCAATCACTTCGTACCAATAACCAGTTGTATATACTTCATAAGGATGCTAACCCGTTTATCGAATACGGTCCGGTAGTCAGCGTTTCCGCTCCCAAGCCGAAATATCCTATGGCATCCCCTATGGGACAGTTACCCCAAATGGAAATGGTTGTGGATGTCGTTGTCTGTATCAACGGGCAGAACACGACTTTCCAAAATCTACCTGCCGGCATGGATATAGCCGACTTCGGACAGAACGGCAATATCGTAGTGTCATGCTCTCGTGATGCGATGAACAACGAGGTCGCTTCTATGAAGCAGAAAAGCATAGACATTATCAATAGCATGGACTTCCACAATTCCGTCATTGCGGGATGTGACAAGATGCTGACGCTCTTGAACCCCGAATTTGCAGAGAAACAACGTCAGGAACAGGAAATATCCTCTCTGAAAGGGCAAATGGCGGAAATGAGCAAGAACATGTCCGACCTTATGGAATTGAACAAACGGCTTATGGAACAGCTCGGAGTTGCTGAAACATCTAAAACAAAGAAATAATATGGGAATGTGGGAAATATTGGAAGAAGGACGCGGAGAATATGACCGTGACTTCGGTATGAGAGGCGGTAATCCTATGGAAGAAGCCTATAGAGAGGGTTGCCGTCATGGTTACGAGAAAGCCATGCGTGAAATGCAGGGCGGTGAAATGGGCTATCGTAACAGCGGTAGTTCACGCGGTGGAAGCTATAGCGGCGGCTCAGATATGGGCGAACGCCGTATGCCGGGTTACTTCCCGGAATATCCGATTTACAACGAACGCCGCGATTCACAGCCTTACGGTGATGATATGGGCGAACGCAGACGCAGACGCGCCAACGGAGAGTTCATGTAATGGAGAGGGGATTATTCCCCTCTTTTGCCAATCACTTAAAATCAGGAAAATATGAAACAAAGATTAGATACATACGACAGAATACCGCCTGCAATGGCTGATTATCTCAGCCAGTACGGATGGCATTTCAGCAAGAAGATGTGCCTATGGGCTGTTTCCCGCATGAAGATGGAAAACAAATCTACGGGCAAGGAGGAAAAACTTGAACCAATCAGCAAAGAACAGGTAGAGGAACTTCTTAAAAAGTACAGTATAAACCTGGAGAAGGATGCAGGGTACGACAGCGTTTACGTGGCAAACATGGCGAAGTCGGATTACTACAAAAGTTCTATCACTGACGAAGCCCATCTCGCATTGTTCATTAAGGATTACATAGATGATGTGGACGCTTACAATGGAATGCCTTTCACTCGGTTCTATGCCGACTGCATAGGCTCCGGCAATCCTATCATGTGGGAACAGATGATGTAGCCTATGATAATACAGGATTTTTACATACCGGATTATGATTGGGAAGTAAGGGTATATTATGCGGTGGACTGCTATTATACCGACCATATCATCGCCGACCTTCAGCGGGTAGGATGCAGGGGGATGGATTTGGTGAATGCCTATAAGAACATGCGCTCCTGCAATCTGAATACGGGTATCACTTACTCCAATATCCGGAACAGACAGACCGTAATGGTTATAGCCCTTACCTCTTCCCCAGCAGAGTTTCAAAACTCTTTCGACCATGAAAAGGGGCATCTATGCCGGCATATCTCACGGGCGTTCGGCATCGACCCGTATGGAGAAGAGGCGCAGTACCTTAGCGGATATGTGGGACAGAAGATGTTCCCGGTAGCGAAGAAATTTTTGTGTGAACATTGTAGACGTAGCTTATGTGGAAAATAGTACAAGCCATTTTATCAGGCAAATCACGGGAAGAAGTATATAACATGCTTTCTCCCGAACAGAAAGAGACGCTGAACAGCCTTGCCATAGCAAATGGTATAAACCGCCAACAACGTAGAAAACTTGAACGTGATGCGAAAAAGGGATTACATAGATGAACTGCTTGAATTGGCGGACAATGTCCTTTACATGGACTATTGCCGCCTTTTCCAAGTTATCCAATGGAACGTTTAGAACGCTTTGAACGGGTTCTCCATTGGGTTATACCGCTTGCTGTTTTGGTGAGGGTATTAGCTTGGTGTCTCTAATTCTTTTACTTTTTGTAGGGCACAGCACAATACATATATGGTGCTCATGTTCGATTTGACAAAATCTGTATTCCCGTCATCTACGTATTGCACATAATCAAAAGCCAGTTCAATAAGCTCTTCCCGTAATTCTTCGGGAGATATGCAGTCTTTGAATAATTCGTCTATTGCGCTAAGGTCGTATTTCTTCTTAGCGGGTGTTGTATTTCTTTCCATGATGAATATTTGTTTAGTCTTTTATTTAAAATGTAATTCGTTGTAAATCAGCCAAACTATAATTTTGTAGTTTGGGAACGAATTGAATAAAGCTTGCCCACCTCGTTTATAAAGCGAGCAAAGCTTGATGTTATTTGTTTTTACGTTCCTCTTCGAGCATTTCCTCTACATAGGAAACTTCATCGAGGTTAAAATCAAGGATATTTCTTACGTCCTTGTGTATTTGGATAAGTTTGTCTCTATTGTCACTGAACTTATCCATTGCCCTAATATCCCTGATTATGCGTTGGATAAATTCGCAAACCAATGTAATACCAATAGCCATTCCGTCAGCCGTATATTGCTCTACTGCCTTATCCATAGCCTTATCCGCAAAACTCATTGGAACCATATTGCCGTTTTCATCTTGCTTATAAGTAGCAATTTCTTTTCCGAAACATTCCTTAAAAGCATCGGATAAAGAAAAACTTGCATGAGTTTTCAAACAAGAAATCATGTACTGTAAATCGGCACAGGTAGTTTCTTGCACAATATCCCTCCAATCATCTTGCACCATTTCACCAAGAGCTGTATGATGTCTCAAATCATCTTCGGTTAGGTTTAAAGTTCTTATGCTGCCGTCCTCATTGTAATCTGATTCTTCACCTCCATATTCGTTGATAGATTCAATCCTTTTTGAACAAGCATAAAATTTCCACTTCCCTTCGTATTCAGAAAAGTATTTATTGAGGGTATCATCCCATTCATGAAGCCTTGATAAAGAGCGATAAAACCACAGTTCCCATAAACAACTCTGATAAAACCGTTCAGCAAAGTCTCTATTTTCTTCCTTGGTATCTTCAAATGTTTTTGGAGCAAATAATATCTTTACTATATCGAGTTCGTTAATAACTTTATTAAAATAGATAGCTAAGGTACAATCTTCTTCTACCCTGCACATAATGTCATAAAACGGAGTTCTTGCATCTCTTTTCATAATTATGCTCCTATTAATGTTTTAAACTTATTCAAGAAATATACTTGTCCTCTCCCGGTCACATAACATGTATGTTTTATGAATATGGGACTATCACCTGACACTATGGGTCTTTCCCTTACAAAGAACAATCCCATTTCGATAGCCCGCTGTGTGGGCATATAGTCATTTATGTATTTATCCTTCGACTTGCTGTATCTTTGCTTTCTGATAAGGTATTTGTTCTCTACCATCCAGTCGTAAAGCCTTATTTCTCCGATGTTATATCCGTTTTGGGTAATGAGTTTTGCGAGGTCTCCTACAAGAATGTTTGTAGCTGAGCCAGTCACGCAGTCTTTGAATATTACAGCTGGTTTTGTTTCCTCTATGATAGCCTGTTTTTCCTCTTCTTTCTTCTTTACTTCTAAAGAAAGCATTTGGTTCTTCTCGTATTGGTCCGCCCATGCCCGCGCAGACTCTGCCGGATTATTGAAATTTGGAAGTTGGGGTTGGAGAGAATAGCTCCCGGTATTAATTACTGACGGGACAACATCATCAAATATCCAACTCTCAAACTCATCAGCTTTCGGCATTTAGCTTTTGGCGGTTAGCCGGTAGATGTTACCTTCGCTGATAAACTTCATTTGCTGTGTTCTTCCCATTGAATCTATGACGTCGTGAATCACGACGCCCTGTGATTTACAGTGTCTTGCGATAGCGTCACGCGTATTTGAATACTGCAAAGAGGTTGCAATATCCATTCCGCAAAACCAAGCCTTTTCATTTTTTATAAACATGCGAACTTTACCGAATAGAGGGTGTTCGTAAACCATAATTTCGCTCGTTTCGTGAGCAGACGTACCCAATACAGCAATGTTTGTGCCGTTTAAGTAATTTCCATTTAACTGTGCCATAGATTTATTGAACTTTATTGGCATTATAGGGCTGGTAGCCTGCCCATATCCGGCTTTTCGGATAGGGCAAAGAAAAAGGCTGCCCTGTCCCATTGTTCAACCTATCCAAAGGCAGATATAGCATTAACTATACCTATGGGGGTGGCAGCCACTATATTGTAGCGTCAAACTCGCAAGCATAAAAAATGCCCGCTTATGGCAGGCTTCCGCTTGCCTTTGGATAAAAGTTGAACGCTGCAAATATACCTCTAATTTCTATAACACCAAATAAAAAACTTAATATTTTACTTTTCTACCCCATATCATCGCGTTATACAGCGAAGTAGCATACATCTTAATCTCTTCCTTGCTCTCAAGGAAATCAACCTTAGAGGCTGCTATCATAGCCTCTGTATAAATCTCTTTGTTTAAAATATTATTCTCTTTCATGTTATCTGCATTTAACTTTTGTAAGTCCATACTTAGCCAGCCTTAGATATATCGTCCTTACACTTGTCTCTGATTATTCTGTCTGCTCTTCTCATTGGTTCAATATATTATACTAAATTTATGATACCACTTGTCCGCATGGCTGAACCATCCTATAATGAATGATTTACCGAAGAGGGTTACTTTGTATAGTTTACTCATGTGTTTCTTTGTTCTTTAATTTATCAAGGAACTTGCTATCTCCCGAATAATTCACACCGATAGCCTTTTTACTTTCAACAATCTGTTCCAAAAGGGTTATAGCTTCCTTTTTCACTTCTTCCACTTCATTATAACCGCAGACTTTATCAACCAACTGCTCTATAGTCGATTTAGGCTTGGAAAGCTGTTCTTTGAGCTTGTTTAATCTCCAGTAGCAGTAATCAATTGTGGCGATGTGCTCTAATTTACTCATGGTTATATTATTCATTTATAATTAATTCACACCAACTATTATCGCTTTCCCAAAACCATTGATAGCCGCCAGCGTGTTTACGCTTTCCGGAACAGCAATTCCTGATATTACGGGCGCAAATGCCAGTCTTTCGTTCCGCATCGTTAGAGGACTGGAAAACACCTTGTAACCGTCCGCTCTTTATGGCTACTACTTTCTTTGCATTGCAGCCCGCTATATTAGGGTTTCCCGTTCTCCCTAAAGCTAATCCTTTAATCATACTTTCCCTTTTATGCGAAGGGATGTAATCATCCCATTTCTTCCCCTTGTTATGAGGGATACTTCCTTTTAAAAACCGCCCGTTAATAGGGTTGCGGTTTAATCGCTGTGGAGGTATATATAATTCATTCATCTTTAAATTCAAGTTTTGGGTTACTGATAGTCTTGCTATTCCTTTTCTTTGTCTTAACCATTCTCCGATAAACATCATCAATCAATTGCTTAAGCTCATTGACGTAGCTTCCCATACTCCAGCCTTCGAGTTGACACACCATTAAATCAAATTCTATTTCTTGTAGTAGCTTTACTTTAAACCTCTCGCGTGCAAAGACATTTACCCGTTGGCGCACATTACGGTTAATCATCGGGTCTTGTTTGGGTTCTTTGTTATTGGGAGTGTTTCTTTTCACGGGGTAGTGGTTGTCTGCTATGTTGTTAACATGAACATTCAGAGCTTTTACAAGAATTCTTACTCCTCCGTTTAAGACGCTTTTCCCGTTTGTGTAAAAGTCGTATCCGGCCAAAGGAGAGCCAGTATGCTTGTCAATGGAGAAACCCTCGGGTGGTTTATCATAGAGTTCCCAATTCATGTATTTACTCATGGTTGTACCTTTCTTGTAACTCTTTCAAAACAATCTCCACACCTTCATCCAGTCCTTTCTTGTAACCGGATACACGCTCACCTATATTGTAGACCAAGCATCCTGCAACGATAAG